ACATTGCTGGTCCAGGACCCTCGGTTGCCGCCCGTGGGTATGGCAATGAGCGCGTTGTATGAGCCCATCGCCGTAGCCCCCGACACGCCTCCGTGATTGTGCGTTGCCCCCGTGCTCTCGCTGGCACTATGCGTGTGCGTTTTCGTTGTCGGCCCACTGATATGACCCGACTTGCGGCGCCCCGCCGGATCTCTGCCCGCACCGGTGTCGATGAACCGAACAAAGTTTCCACGGCAGTCAGGCAGCTTTGCGCGATTAGCGTTCGCATCGTAATAGGGATGCGAAGGGTCACCGGCAACTTCCGTCCGCAGCATGTCTACCAGCTTCGTATACTGCGGGTTTACCGATTTGTCGATCACGCTGCCGTCACAGAACAGCCAACCCGCCACACCCGTCTCTGGTTTCGTCGGGTGAGCTACCACCTTCCCAATCCTGGATTGCGCTATCTCCGCGATCACGCTTTCGACCGTAGCGTTGTCGTAGTAGTCCGCCGCATCGTTTACGGATACCAGGGCAGCGCCCGTGAGCGCAGCAAGGTCGGCGAATGTCTCCTGGAGCGCAGCTTCCACGGTCGCGCTATCGTAGAAACCTCCGGCGTCTGCCACGGGAATATCGGAAGCCTTGACCTGCGTTCCGCCGAGCCCCCAATCCACGAATCTTGCCGCAAGAGAAGCGTTACCGGCGCCCGACAAGTCTATGAGCCTGTCGAATAGCTCACGGATGGCAGCCCGGATTATGGAGGTTGCCTGGAGGTCCGTTGCTACTCCTCCCGCTGGCGCGCTCGCCACTCCCGTCCCCAGCGGCCAGATATCGGCGTCGATCTGCCCGGCCGACACCCCGGGATCGGTCTGGCTGGCATGGATCGTCGCAGCGAGATGGTCCCCGGCTTCGTCGTGGCGATAGCGGAACTTGAGTTTGTTGTACTTCTCCGACCCATGGAAGTAGGTTTTCGTCGTCTCCGCCGTCCAGGCCGCGTTCACGTCTCCTACCAGGGTCGCGGTGACGTTCTTGATATTAGCGTTCAGGATTTGCGTTACGGCAGCCCCTACCGCTATCTCCGCGATCTTCACCCAGCCTGTGCTCTGATTTGGAGCAACCCCGGATCCGGGCGTTCCTGCCGTGGTTCGCGCCGCTACTCTGTAGCGGGATTTGACGTTGATCGTGCTGTAGCCGATGCTCCCCGCGTCGTTCTTTGTCGCCCTGGCCTGGGAGTCGTAGTCCTCGATGAGCCTCTGGACTTCCACGATATCGACCCGCGCCAACGTTGCGTGTGCCCCAGCCACCGCTATCCCCGTGATAGCTGCGGGGATGATGAGGAACTGTTCGTCGGCCGCATCGAAGAGAGAGCCCAGCGCCAGTTGTACGCTCATGCCTGGGGCCGCGCTCTGCGCGACCGCGCATCCACGGATGATGATATTGGTAGCCGATCCGTAGGCGTTGTCCGCCCAAAGCTCGGCGACAAGCGTGTCGATGTTCTGGACTTCGCGGTCCTCTCCAAACTGGAAATCAGCCGAGATCGCCTGTTCGTGAGCCTCGACGTGCGGTGTCAGAACCTCAACGCTCATGTCCTATCCTTTGTACCAGTACACCACCGATCCGTCCACCCCGCGCGGACGGATCATATCCAGGAGAGCGACGTAGAGGCCGAAGGTATAGAACCCTCCCGCCCCTGCTATGTAGTCCACGTCCAGATAGCCCGCCAGGGCCTCATCCACGTTGTCCCCCTGCCACAAACGGATATCGTCAGCGTTGAAATAGACGCCGTTGGCTTCTCCGGATGCGATCTGGAGGTACATATCGGCGCCCGTCGCGCTCGCGCGGATCGTGCGCGTGACGTAGAAGTAGAGCCATGTTGCCGTCGCCCCGACGAGCGTTGCCGTCGTGTACTGCCAGGAGCCCAGGTAATCTCCAAGCACCAGGGAGACGTTTCCAGCCGCCGGGCCCCCCGAGGACGGCAGCCTCACGCGGACGATGAATGAATACTTCGTCCCCGCCACGAGCCCGTGGAGATCGTTCGTATTCGTGTTGTCCACGAGATGGACGACTCCCGCCGTTCCTGCGGCAACCGTTTTCGTGAACTTGTAGGAGTAGGCCCCGAACTTGAATTGCGCGGCATCCCGGGCCCAGGTCGCGCTGGAGAGGACCGGCGTCGTCTCTCCGAAGATCATGGGCGAGGTCGTGCTTTCGCAATCTCCCCTGTCGATGAGGGTATCCACGCCTCCGAGCCACAACGGCATGTACCCTGGCCCTTCGGAACTCTCAAAGTGAACGATCACCCGGAACTTCGGATAGACGAACGGGACGCCGAAGCTGATTTCGTCAGCGTCCCAAACGCCCGTGCTCTCTGTGACCATGTGAAGATTCACGGTGATCGTGGACGGGATTTCGACACGATGCGTGTAAAGCTCGTACCGGCTGGAGGGCGTGAGGTTCAATTCATGGTCAGAGGTCCATGCCGCCGCTTCCCAAACGTTCGTTTTCCAGTTGTACCGTTTGGTAGTCGCCGAGATCGTCGCCTCCAGGTAGACGTAGGCGTACCGTGTCCCGTTTCCTCCGCTGCCGTTGGCGAAGAGATTGAGGCGCTTTACGCCGGAGGTAACTGACGCAATCGCCTGGGCGGCTGCCGCCGTGTCCCCGCCGCCGGGCCGTGTCAGCTTCAAGGCGCCGGTGCCACGGAACTGTGTGCTGGTATCGCGCGCCACGGTCCCCGAACCGCCCGTCGAGAGCGTCCACTCCGCGCCCAGCGCCGTCTCGAAGTCGCCGTTCACCATTTGTTCGGTTTCGACGATCTTCTCCATGATGTAAAGCTGTCTGCTGTCAAAGTAGTAGCGAAATACGTCCAGGATGGCCCATGGCGTAGCCCAGGATTTGTTTGCCATCCTCTGCGTGAGACTCTTGATCCTGTTACGGAAGTTGGCGTCGCTCTCGTCGGGAAGCCTCTTGAGGTAGAGGAACAGCATGGCGAGTTTGTCCAGCGCGAGCCCTTCCATGGCTTCTATGTCGATGGTTTCCGTGAACCACTTCGCCCATGCCCTGGCATATTCAAGCTCGTTGGCTACCGCGCCACACTGGTAGTCCGCGCTCCTGGTAATGACGGCAAGCGGCGTGAAAGGAAACTTCCCGTAGATTGCCTGATAGTCCGGGCCGGTTGTCGAGAGCCGCCCCATCTTGTCATTCAGTTCTTCTATGACCGTTGCCATCTTAGTTGTCCCAGGTGATCGTCACTGTTCCGACGCGGGCTATCTGGTCGCTCGTGATGCTGGTATTCCCGCTCGGCGCCGTGAGGTTGCAATCGACTACCCCCGAAACCTCCATGATGACCTGGATCAATTCGTTCCGTATCACATCCTCTCCGATGCTCAGGCCGTTGATGTACGTCGTTACATTCTGTGCGACCGTGAAAGAAATGTAGTCTTTGTCGATGATGCCATCCGTTGTGATGGAGACAGTCACAGCCACCGTAACCTTTGTAGCTGCGAGAACACGGGCATGAATCCCCCCTCCCCGCAGCCCAGGATTTTCCTGGCTGCCGTCTCCATCCACCACCGCCTGGACTTGATCGCGGAGGGCCGCGCTCGCGGTTCCGCTTCCGTCGTCTATGTAGACGGTCATGTTGTAGTCCGAGACGGGCGGGAAGTGCTCGACGATATCTGTGCTTGCCACGCCGGGGACCTTCCGGACCCCGGACTTGATTCCGCCCAGGTTCGATTTCGCCAGACCGATGATGTATTCGGCGAACCGCCGCAGGTAGTCCGTCTCTGTCTCCTGGGCCGCTCCGTTGACGATGGCGGCTGGATTATTCACCGTGTCTACCCCTGTCGGGGTCACGATAACGCTCACGCTGCCCGGTGGGACGTTGAAGGCATCACCCTTGTCGTTGGCGAGCACCGATATGGGATCGGATGCGGTATTCCCCATGAGGATGATGCCGTCCTCCTGAGTCGTATACAGGAGCCCGGATCCGGTCGAAACGACTGTCCCCGCAGGAATGGGACGGTCCGCTGGGGCGGCAACGTTCACTCCGAACACCACGTCACCACCGGCCGTCTGCGCCTCCTGCCTTTGGAAGTTGAAGGTGTACCCCGGTATCTGCTTGTGGTATGTCTCGTAGGCCACCAGTGTCCGAATATAGAATTGGACAAGCTCCCTTCCGAACGCCTCCAGCTTCGTCGTGAGCACGGAGCCTTCGTTGTAATCGCTGACCTTATCGCTGTTGGCGATAATCCAGTTTTTCATGTCGGAAACGATGTCGTCGTACTCTTTGAACGCCAGCATTAGAATGGCCTCCGCAGCGTGATCGAAGTTCCGCTGATTGGTGTTATCGTGAGCATGATGTAAACCGCAGAATCCTTCGCCTCCAGAAGTACAGCATCGACGCTCTTGACCCTCGGCTCTTGCATGAGCGTATCCACGATGTTAGTTATCATGTACGACACCGCCGCACTCTTTCCCATGGCGCTGCCGATTCCCCCGGCGATTCCGTAGGCCGTGAGCCTGATACGCTCGCCAAGTTGTGAGGCAAGGCGCAGGTTCAAAGCCTGGAGAAGATTGTCGGTGCCGGAGATCGTGGCATAGTCACCATTCTCTCCGAGAACGGCTTGTCCGCTCTCCCCTATGGCAATATCGACCCCGAACGCGGTCGGCGTGTCCGAATAGATTTGATTGCGCGAGGGCTGGGAAGTCCTTGGCGTGAGGATGGGAATGAGTACGGATGCCCCGGCGGTCAACTCCGCATCGACCACAATACCGTTGAGCAATCCAACGAGCGAGGCGAGCGCGGGATTCCCCAGGTACTTGCCCGCGATGATCTCCAGCGTTTGACCATTCGTTGCCGTAATGACCGAGAACCCGTATATGTCGATCTGCTCCGGAGAGAACGGAGAGCCGAGCATGTTGTCGGGGATGCTTGCCGCTCCTGGGCTTGCTATGGACGAACTCCTGTCCATAAGGGATGCGGTGAGCCCCTGGCTCGCGTTCATCATTACCGTCAGCTTCGCGTCCGCCTGGGGTGCCTTCCCTGGTACGCAAAGCTCCGCAGCCACCTGGGAGACGGCAAGAGCCATGCTGTAGGCTTCGGTATAGGCTTCGCTGATGTTCTCACCCTCGAACTTGAGGGCGTCCGGGGTATCGCGGATCAGCACCAGATACTCGCGCGCCGTCCGCAGCATTTGCTTTGCGAGCCCCGCCGGGTAGTAGACCAACGTTTGCCCGAGTCGCCATGCCGCTCCCAGGGTGCTGGGAATGACCCCCGCCGCATCGGCCAGGATTCCATTCGCCCGGTTGATGACTTCCGTCACCTTCGTATTGAACTCAGTTATGTTGTCCCTAAGCTCGTCAGCTTTTTCCAGGATAGCCCGGGCCTTCCCAGCTACGTCGTTGACTTGAGAGAAGAAGGTCCGGAGCGACGCGACGCCATTTGTAGCCGCACCCGCCAAAGCAAGAATCTCTGTTCCCTTCTTCGCTTGCGTCGGTTTCTTTACCGCCTCCCGGTTCACGCCGAGTATTTCGAGGATGAGAAGGTCGATGGAGTAGGTATAGAACAGCGGTCGGTCCTTGTTTCTCTGCACCTGGAAATCGGTGAGCGACACGACGTAGCCGTCTATGAATCCGTTGACACTCCCGTTGCTCACAATCGAACCCGCATCGACGCTCGAAAGATCGTAAACGCGAAGCTCCATCTTGTTGTAGTCCGGGGTGTACTGTTCCTTGTACCGAGCGAGATGGTCCCGGAGGAAGTAGGCCGCCTGTTTGCCGTCCATCTGCCTTGCCCTGCCGGACGGAAGGATCATGTCTTTCACGTCGGAGTTTCCCGTGTTCCCCGCTATCGTGATACGGCCGTTATCCATCCCGTAATCGTCCTCGAACATTCCCGCGAACGTCTTTGTCCGCACGATGCGCTGGGGGAAGGTGAAGCTGATGGAGTCCGGCGGGATGATGAGGGCGAATGATTCCACGGGATCGCCAGCAGCTTCCCTGTTCACGATCTCGAAGAGAATGGAGCGTTGCGAGAGCGCGGGTCCGCTTGCCACTTTCTTGTTGCGCTGCCTTAGAAGGGTCTGGTCGCTCAGTACCATGCTATTCTCCCAGCGCCTTTGACTGCCCAGCCGTTGACACCTTGACGGGCTGACTCAGGAATGGAATCGTCGGAGGGGGAGGAGAGGCGCTTGTCCCCACAAAATCGCCTGTCCCGGTATCGTCCAGCCGGACTACCAGCGCCCCATCCGCCTTCGATTTCGTGGCCGTCACCGATATCGTACCGCTCCCCGTCACCGTACCAGGAACGCAGCCAGCCGCCGAACCTCCTGCGAACGTCCAGGCCAACGTCCCGCGATAGACCGCCGCGCCTCCCGCGAAATCCTTCGCGCTGGGCGTACTCGTGATCGTGAACGCTCCCCCCGATATGGCGGACCCTACCCCGTGCGCGATAGAGCCAGCCGTCGTCATAACAGCCTTGCGCGCCATTACCGCAGTACCTCGAAATTGCCGTTGAGCCTCATGCTGGTGGAGTCCATGACCAGGGTGTTGCCGTTCCGGTCCGTCATGGTGATCCCCACCGTCTTGTTCATTACAACCTCGTTCTTGGCAGTCGCCCCATCCTTTTGCGTGATGCGGATGATATGGTTGGCGGTGTCCAGGAGAAGGGTGATCTGGTCATTCCCCGCTGGTGTATTTGCCTGGAGGACTCCCGTGTCCTTGTCATAGGCAACTTCCCAGCCCCATTCCGTGACCTCCAGGGTATCACGTTCGAGCCCCGCGCCGACGAGCTTCGCCTTCATCTTCGTCGAAAGAGACAGCCTGGAACATAGGATGAAGGCCGACTCCAGGGTCCCGTCCGGGAACATTACAAGGACCTCGCTACCCTGGGGAGGATAATCGCGCTTTCCAAACGCATGATTGCTATTCTCGCCAGCCCAGGAGAAGGAGGCTATTCCGATTGCCCGCAGCTTGACGCCGTTGCTCAGGGTCACGTCCACGCGCGCGATATCCGACCGAACCTTGTCCACGACCGCCCACCGGCAGTTGACGGGTCCACCGATGCTTGACTCGGACCTATCCCGGAGGCGCTCCTGTTGTGCTGGCGTCCCTGGTACATACGGTCGGTGGACGTTGATCCGTAGGCGGTTCATAGAGGATTCATCCCCCTCTTGCGCTGCGGTTCCTTCGGCGAGGCCGGGTTGATCTGATCCTGGACCCATTCAAGGGCCTTGATCTTCTGCCCCGCGTTCTCCATGCGCCCCATCTGCCAGCCCGCGCTATTGTAGTGGTAGCCGCGTGAAATGTCGAGGCGGGTCGTCATTTTCCCCATGGCGCTCCAGGATCGGCTCGTTTGCTCGATATAGAACTCGCCACCGAGAAATGCCAGCCGTTCCCCGATCCTCGGGTACGGATCGTTCATGGTCATAAAGGTCAAAGTCCCCGCGTAGAACTCCTCGTTCGGTTTGTACCAGTAGTACAACTCCCTGGAGATTTGATTCATGGTGACTTTCGCGTTCACGAAGTTATCCACTTCTGAGGTATCGAAGAATCGAAACTCCGCAATCAGCGGTCGGTATCCGTAGATGGCAAACTTCTTCTGGTCGATGACCGCCGTTCCCGCGCTCAGGACCTCGGCGAGCCCCCGGTCGATCTGCGAGCCGGGCAGCAACGCGAGATAGAACGTGTAGACGTTCCGATTGTCATTGCTCACGTCATAGCCCGTGAGAAGAGTGTTGGAGATCCGGCTTATCGGCAACCTGGACCAATCCCCAGGATTGAATGGGGTCTTTCGGAACACGAGGGCATATTTATTCAACTCCCAATTCCACCTTCCGAAAAGCTCATAGTACGGAGGGTTTAGAAGCTGCTCCCATACGTCCCATAGTCCATTGTCTCCCGTCCGGAACATGGAGACGGAAATAGGATACTGGAGAACCACGTCCTCCGAAAGCTCATTTCCGAAATCCATGTATTTGTCCAGGACTCCCTTCATCCCGAACGTTGTTATGCCCATGGCGGATTTGATGCGCTGGAGAAGGGTGTAGTAGGCGGAATACGTCTGTTCCAGTATCGAGCGCACCTTTGCGCCCTTGCCTTGCTCCATGGAGAGCGCGGCCATGAAAGCCTTTTGTGCCGACTCCGCGCTGGGCAGGGCGAACGCCGCCAGGATTTTCAGATCGAGAACGAACTTGTACGATTGCAGGAGGTAGGCGATTCCGTTTCCGACGACCACCACGGACCGCTGCGGACCCTGTTCCGTCATGCTGGAGGAATACCTTACATCGTCCACGAACCCGGCATAGCGGTTCTTTCCGAACTCGGAAATGATGACGAGATCGCGCGGCTGCACCTTGTCAAACCACGTCTGCCCCTTCGCATCGGCGCGCGCCGTCAACTGGATCGTGAAAGGACAATTCACTCCGCGAACACTCTCACTGAAATTGTAGGCCAGGAGGTCTGCTTGCTCCGGGTTGACCGCCTCCTTGGTGGAGCGAAAGACTGCTACCTCCCGGATCTGCATTGCCGCTGATTCGTAGTCGGGCCGCGTCACCGAAACCTCGAATTGTGGCGTCCTTCGGAAGTGACTCATTTGGCCGTGCCCGCCGCGTCACCCTGGCCGTCCATATTGAGGTTGATGACAAGCTCCTTGTTCGCCACCATCCAGCGACGAAGCTCAACGATGAGATCGGCAAGGTCCCCCTCCACCAGCCTTGCCCCGCCCGCGCTGGTCGGAGACGTTCCCTTTGCATACAGCGCGCTCATGGCCGATGCCCGTCCCCCGGGCTTCACGTTGGAGAGCATGTTGAGGATTTCGATATCAGAAGCAATGTCCCCGTTGTCCATGCCGAGGAACGTCCCCACGGGTCCCGTGAGCCCAAGAGAGTCTACCTTCACGTCACGGATGGCCCGGTCGATGGTCTGTATCATGCCGAGGCTAAAATCCTTCCTCCTGAAAGCGTCGGAGAGCTTATACGCCATCCCCTTGCCCTGAAATGCCTTTAGCTCCGCTGGGCTCATTGAGGCAAGGCCGGTCGTCATGGCTGCGGCTGCCGATCCCATGGCAGGGTCGGTGTAGCCCTGGCCGAGCCCCGTTGACATGGCCCTCCCCAGGTAGTCCTCGACTATCGGAAGTGTTGATCCCCGGAGATTCTTGGCTGCCTGGGCTTGCACGTCGGCGTATTGGTCGGCATACATCTTGTTCCGGATCCCGGGCAGATCGACTTTCAGCCCCTTCGCCAGAAGCTCGATCACTGTTCCCAGCCCCGTCTCGATTGCAGCCTTCGCGCCGGTGAGCCCGCTGCCGATTTCCCGGATCCTCTCTCGTATATCCTCCTGGATCGTGAGCAGCTTGACCTCCGGCGTATCCTGGACATTCGGCGCCGTCAACTCTTTCACGGCAGCCTCGGAATTGAGAATGTTCAACCTTTCGGCGGTCGTGTAGTTCACACCGAACGTCTGCCGCAGCATTTCAATCCGGCTTGCCTCGTCCTTGCCAGCGTAGCTCCTGATTTTGTCGCGGATGGCCGTGAACATTTCCTTGTCGATGGTCTGTTCCATCCGCTTCATTACGTCGATGTAGTTCCCGCCCTTCGTCAAGGACTGCGCGGCCTGGAACATGATAACGTCGGTATCCTTCGAGAGCGCCGTTGCACCGGCCACCGATTGCGTAAGCTGATTGATGAACTGCGCCCCGCGCGCCCCCTGGTACAGCGGCCCAAGCTGGGCTATCCAGTTTTGCGTCTCGCTGACCTTCGTGAATCCGGCGGTGACTCCCCTCTCCATCCCCGCCTCGACGATTTGCACCATTGCCTGGAGGTATTCGTTCGTCCGGCCCGTTCCCATTCCCGTGGCCTGGGCTCCGCCCGCCGCGAGCGCCAGCGGATTCCCGCCGAGCCCGAACAGTTGACCCATGCCGAGCGCGCGAGACCCCAAGGCCATGTCTACGTTCATGCCGCGCGTGTAGCCGAATAGATTCCGGCTCATGGCGTCTACGTCGCTCGGCTTCCCTCCAGCCTGGATGAGCCCCTTGAATACGAGGTTGCCCTCCTTGAGCGTGTAGCCGAACTCGGCCGCGCTCTGACTGGCCCGGCTCATGGACTCTTTGAACAGGAGACTGTTTTCCGCCGCGCTCTTTCCCAGGCCCCCGAGAGCCGCCGCGACGCTCATGCTATCCTGCATGACCGCCTCGTACTGTTCGGAGAGCTTGTTCAGGACCATGGCGGATCCGGCGACGACCGCCGTGATTGCGCCCGCCACCTTTGCCGCCGCTGGCATGGACTGGAGAAAGCCCGCCGCCGTGTCGGTTGCACCGATGGCGGCTCCCGCGATATCGCCTGTACGCCCCAGGTTGGCGAACGTGGACCCGAGCCCCCGCAGGAGCTTGTTCGATTCGGCCAGGAAGTTGGTCTGCTGCCGCCTGGACTCTTTCTCCTCGTTCGTCTCCTGCTTTGGCCGGTCGTGGACGGCTGCCGGGCCCCCCTTTGGACCGCCCCCTGCGCCGCGCGCCTTCTCCAGCCCAGCGCCGATTTCCTTTATGTCCTGATTCAGCTTGTTGTACTGTTCCTGCAAGTCCTCGATGCCGAGAGCCTTCTTGGCCTCGCCAGCCTTGCGGATCACTTGATCCAGGGCCGACGTTGACTTTTGAGCGACCTGGGACAGATTCTCTGTCGCGTCTATGCGGACGCCGAGGTTAGCTTGATCGGACATCCGCTACCGCCTCGATGATCTCGTTGATCTCGTCCTCGCTGTACCCCATGTCCTCGAACTCCTCTTTCGGCATCTCGGCCTCGGCGTCGTCCCGTTCTTTCTCGCGGCGCCTCTCCCGCAGGAACTCGTCACGGACTTCCTCCGGGGTTGCCTGGACCATGTAGGAGAGGTATAGAAGCTCACACTGTTCTTGCGTGAGCTTTAGGTACGACTCCTCGGTCGGCAGCTTCCGGAAGTGTTCAAGCGTCCACAGACGAATCCTTGTCCGTTCGCTCAGTCCCTCCAGCGTCTGCTCGGTAACTGATGGATTTGCCTGTGTCACGAAAAAAGTCCAGGTATCTCCCGTAGAGATGCGACGTGAACGCGGTGTCAGGATAGTTTTCGGCTGCCCCGAGCTTCATCCACCATTCGGGCGCGTCGGTTACAACCACGTCCAGGGTCGCGTTCATCCGCATCATAAAGAGCGCCGTGTCGTCGAACTGCGCTATCGTATGACCGGCGCCGAGCATGTCGGCCACACGAAGGTCGATCTGACGGCGCTCGAAGGGCGTCGGGTATTTCACCGTGAACGCACCGCGCTCCGTTTTGAAAACGGTCGAGAGGGTTTCCCCTTTCAGGACCCTCTCGACCAGCTTGTCCGATTCCGTGTTCTGCTTTGCCATGACCATGCCTCCTTGATTATGGCGTTGCCTGTCAGCTTACAAACTGCACCGAATCCGGCGTTTGCAGCCTCTTGATGGACATGAGCCGCATGTTGGCGGTCATGTATGCGTTCGGCGTGATGTTCTCGCCGTTGGACGCTACCACGCTTTCGGCGAACACGCTGCGCGGCTTCTGTGTCGCCTTGTTGAAGAACACGAGCCCGGCGAAGCGGCGCCCCAGGCCGTCCACCTGGACCGTATCGCGGTACGGTAGGAGATCGTCGAGCGTCACCTGCCCGCCATCCGCGTACAGCGTTTTCTTCTTTTCAGGGACGAACAGACCGATGTTGACGTTACACTGGTAGTTGTGGCTGTCCAGTGAGATCGGCCCGAGGTAGCCTACGACGTTGGCGGGTTGCACTCCCCAATCCTCGTCGTAGCTGGCTTGCGTGACCATGCCGATGGGAAGGAACTTGCCACTCCCGTCCAGGTCCACGCCGACGCCCATCCAGGCGCCACCGGTGATTGTTTTCTCTGCCAAGATCGGCCTCCTTTACGCCGCTGCCGCGAACGTGCTGGCGAACACGCCCATGTTCTGCACGATGAACGCGAAGTTGAACGGCGCCACGAGGTTGCAGGAGTATTCGATCCTCACCGTATCCCCGTTCACACTCTTCACGTACCCCCAATACACGCGGTTGCCGTGATTCTGGTCCGCGACCACCAGCCCCATGTCCTTATAGAGCGCCATCTTCCCCGCGAAAACAGCATCCACGAAGCCAAGGAGATCGAGCGTGAGAGCCCGTCCGATGAACACGTTCTCGATGGCGCTGCGGAGATCGCGCGCCATGAACAGCGCCTCGCGCATCATCGAGAACTCGCACTTGGCAAGCTCGCTCCCCTGGTAGGTGTTGATCGAGCGCGCCGTGACGAACGATCCATCCTTCTTGCGCTTTCCGACACACCCGCCCAGCGCGATACACGACTCGATTTCGGACTGCGTGAGCGTCTTTTCCCATCCGAAATGCGAAAGCTGCTTGTTCGTCAGCGGCTCGTTCGGAGCCACGGCGATTGCCTGTCCCAGCAGCCGCGCGGCGTAGTACGCTGGGCTCCAGGTCTTTGTCTTTGTGGGATCGTTGAAATCGGAGAATACGAACCCGGGGTACGCGCACATGCCCGCCGTACTATTGAGCGTGACACACCGCGTCTGGAACGCGCTCACGGACTCGCCAGCAGCCCCGCCGACAATGAACTGGCGCTCGCTCTTCCCGGTGCGGCTGTTCATCTTCTCGCAATGCGACTTGACCAGGAGATGGAACGCAGCGTCCTCGGAAGAGGTCCCGACAAGCTGGACGTTTTCCTGTTCGAGCAGGGTAAGCGCCGCCGTCATTTCCGAGCTTGTGTATGCACCGTCCGTACCCCCCGTGAGGTAGGTGTAGGTCGCATAGTTGTCGGGGATTGCCCGGCTCGCGGCTCCCGTATTGAACAGCGCGCTCCCGATCCACGGCATCGAGGCAAAGGCGTCGATGATGGCCTGGAGCGTAGACTTGAACGTGGCCGTCGTCGCCTTGATGACAACCGAGCCGCCAACGTCAAGCTCTGTGCTCTTGGACGATCCCGTTCCGAGGAGCGTCGCCACATAGTTGGCCTGATCGTTGATGTAGTTCACAACGTCGTCCAGGGTCGGGAAGCTGGCAAAGGGCACAGAGAGCCCGCCGCCGCCGTCGATGCTGGTGGTGAGGTCCGTCTTGGAAATGCTGCATGTCGCCGTGGTGCAGGTCCCGTTGTAGCGGACGGTGATGCTGGGGCGGTCGATATCGTCCAGGACGATTGGCGTGTTGGCCTGGAAGCCCATGGTGAGCTTCTTGCCAGCGTTTGTCCCCGGCTCCAGCTTGAACTTCACCTGATTGCCATGGAGCCCATTGTCCCATGCCGTCAGAAGGATCAGGTTGATTGCCCCGGTATTCCCCTGGACGGTGAACCCGGCCTTGAGCCCTGGATTCACGCGCCATGCGGCAACGGCTTGCGGCCGTAGATCGTTGCCAGGATCGAAGGCATGAATGACGGCATCCAGGAGCGGCCCCGAGCGCAGCGTGTCGCGCGCCTGGGTGTCGCTGGTGAACCAGAGCAGCGTATTCGGCAACCCGCCACGGCTGTCACCGAGAATGACGCCCCGGTTGATGCTGACTGCCCCGCCCGCGCCCTGGAGGAAGTTCAGATCGGAGAACGCCCCCGGGTCGAGGTGCTGGGACGCTTTCCCGTTCGCCAGGAAAATCTGCGGTTTTACTCCCATGTTACCCTCTCCTTGTCAGATCGGCAGGTATGATCCGATCCCACTCCTTGATGGTGTGAAGCTCCCGTGAATGAAGGCCGTGGACCATCTCCCGCAACGCGGGCGGAAGGTCGGGCCGTTTCTCCTCGATCCAGTCCAGCGCCGTGACTTCCGGGTCCGGTGGCCTCTCGATTGCCTCGTTCGCTGGCTGGGGCGCTCCCGGATCCAGGGGAAGCGCGGTTTCTTCGCCCTTTGTCTTACTCATCGTGGATATCCTCCCGTAAATGAATGACCTCGCTCACTTCCAGGGTCTCCGTGTCTACCACAATCGTTTGGACCGGATAGTCCACGGGTATCGTCAGCGCCGCCCCGTACAGGATGCGCCCAAAATCGTAGTTGTAGATGCCCGTCTTGTTCCCCGTTATCTGGTTCTCCCACAGCTTCACGTTGTACGTATCGTCCAGGGTGTTGCGGATATCGCTCGTGAGCCATGCCATGACGATATCATAAAGGACGTTTTTCAACTCATGGACGGCATCCCACAAGTCCAGGGCGAGCGTGAATCGGCGGTGTGTCGCCGTAGCCTTTCCCCAAACGTAGCTCCCGGGCGCCGAGGTTGCCGCCGCCAGGGCGGAGACCGCTGCTGGCTTTATCTCGTAGCGTTTCGGATTCGCCACGATATCGGCCATCTCCGCGCTCGTGAACTTGAAGTTCTCGGTGAGCACGGGGAAGTCGCCGCCCTCCGGCTTCCTCTCGTTCGTATGAGCCAGGGTGACGGAGGGGAAGAGGTTCACCTGATGGACCTCGGTACCGTTCATCTTCTGGTCCACCAGGAAGGCGAACGGTGTTATCTCGGAAATGCGGACAGCCGGGAAGTTTGGATAGATGGCTCCGAAATCAATGCCATCCGGTCCCAGGAACTTTTGAAGCTCCTCTACCAGCATCTCCAGGGCTGGCATTTTGTTGACGAACGTGTACTTCATGGAGTCAGCCCCATGTCAACCTTGATCCCGGCCGTTGCCGCCTCGTTCGCCATGTCCCGTATGTTGGCGACGACGTGCTGTGTCATGTTCATGGCCTTCATGCCGGGATGAATCCACTTGTCGGGCGCGCTGCGCGTCGAGATCACGCGGAACGTGAGGTAGCTGGAGTATTTCTGTGACAATCCGCTGGCCGTGTCCATGATGACCATGCCTTCGAGGTTGCGGTGCCCCGTATCGGTGATCCTGGAGCCCCACCAGTATTTCCTCCGCTTGATCTGTTCGCCCCAAAAGTTGGGCGAGGTAGAGGATATCGCGGTCCCTGCTGGGGTGTTCTGACGGTTGCGGACCTTGCTCTTGGCTATGTCCCCCGCTTCCATTCCTGTCAGCAGGGCCCGGTAGAGGTCCGAGGGAAGGACGCGCCCGCCTTTCAATTCTCCCGCGAGGTCGGCATTTGACTTCACGAGCCCCGTGTACTGTTTGCTGTCCGGGGTGAAGTGACGGAAAGGAACGATGAGATACGGGTAGGCGCGGCCGTCCTTTCCGATTGCGACGCGCCCTTTCGTGCCGTAGGGATGCGTCTCTTTCATGTCGTAGCTGGAGGTCCCATACTCCAGCCAGCGCGCGGGGAGGTAGTCTGTCCATACGACCCACGCGAAGGGACCCGTCTGCTTCATCTGGATAGACGCGGCATACTTTCCGTCCGGCATCTTCAAGCGGCGCCCGCTGCCCGGGATAAGCTCTCCGTTGGCATAGGACTGCCACTCGCTCTTTGCCATTTCCGCGATCTGGTTCAAGCTGGCCTCGAAGGCGGGAAACTTCCCGGAGCTGAGCATGTCCATCCGCCCCATGAAGTCACCCCAGCCTTCGATATCCAGGGACAGGTCCAGGTCGATCAAATCTCGTTCCCCCTGTTCATGCCACCCGCGATCATCTTGAGCGCCACGCGGCGCGGGAATTGCTGGTTCTCCTGGGACCGCACGGAAGGCATGTCTTTCAGGACGGAGTACGTCGGGAAATACTCGAAAAAGACATAGACTTGCTCCCCTCCCGTGGGGCGGTGCCCTGAAATCCACCGTATCTGATTTCGGGAGGAGAGTATATAGTCCGTGCCCTCGACGTAGGTGTTTGCATCGTCATGCGGGAAGCTGGTGACTTTCGGAACGTCCGCCACGTAGTATTCGGGAACGTTGTCATAGTCGCCCGGCTGTTTCGTCAGCAGCCGCTTGGCGAAGCGCGTACCTACGCAGAGGGTGATGTAGTCCATATCCGCGACGCGGTAGGAGTTGGGGAAGGTGCATGTTGCGTCTCCCCCGATGTCCACCAGGAACTTTTGCTCCTGCCTGGATTTTGTCTGACTCAGGATGGCGAACATGACCGGGCGGATGAAGTCAATGTCTGCCACCAGGATATCGTCCGCGTTCGGCTCTTGTCCTCCTCCAAACGTGAAGATGATCCTGTTATTGAAGAAGCTGGAGATGGTGTAGCTCACCGCCGTTCGGTGATTGACCAGGGTCCTCACGGCCACGATATCCCCGTGGACCGATCCGCCAGCTACCGGATAGCCCGTCCCTTCTATGAACGCGACTCCCGCTCCCTGGTAGCTGCCCGAGAGGATGCCCGATTCCTTGAGCCCGCGCTCATAGGTGACAAACATCTTCTCGTATTGCGCGGGGTGCCTGGGCCCGGTGAACTTGAGGTATGTCCCCGTGACCGTTCCTGGAGTGTAATCGGCTCCCACCGAATCGCGCAGCCGTGTCACCTTCGTCGCCCGGTGCCCCGTTGGCATACGGACGATGCTCTCGGAGAACAGCGGTACCTCGCGGTCGTACTCGCGCGCCACGGTATCGAAGTGGTAGCGCATCCCGTCGCCGCCGCACACGGTACATTTGAGATCCGGCTTCCCCGTGTTCGCAACACAAGCGCACTTCTCCATCTGCATCCAGCGCACATACTGGCCGTGGCGGAGAATGAGATCGTCGAACGATTCCTTGTAGAGATGGGGAGTGACTATGTTTCCGAAACCGGGAAGGACCCTCATTCCTCATCCTCCGCAGGTTGGATTTCGGAGTAGAGCACAGGCCGCGTCTCCTCCCCGATCTTGACTTCCGGGTAGCCCTTCGCCGTGAATCCCGTCACGGTCCCCCGCTCCCCGTCTACGGTGACAGAGGACCCGCGCTTTATGCGGATCATGGCGCGCTTTCGATTGTTCAACTGTTGCGTTAGTTGCGTCGTCTTTTCGTCGTACTCCTTCTGGTAGGCTTTCGCATTGCCGGGCTCACTCTGAATCTTCATCATGTAGTACAGAGTGTCATAGTCGATCTTGAGGTCCAATTCCTTCGTATCCTGGTCGAAGCCATAGTCGGCATACTTGGCTTCCATCTTGTCCGCGAGCCCCGCATCGACCCCGCGCATGATCTCCAGGAGAGGCTTTATCTGGTGCTCGCGCTGGGCCTCTTCGATGGCGAAAAGGTAGTCCTCCCCGCCGCTGCCTTCGTCGTCACCGAACAGCTTTTCCTGGCCTTGCTCATCCTGGGAAACCCAGCGCGTCACCGTCTTTCCGGTGCGATCCTGCTTCTTGACCGGCACCAGCTTGGAGTAGTTTCGTGGCTTCACGGCCTTGTCCAGTCGCAGCGTGAGAATCATATGTTCCCCATCTTCAAGCGGCCGAAGCGGAAACGGTTGTTTGTGAACCAGTCCTCCACGTCCTTCTCGTACTGCTTGATGCGGGCGCCGTAGAGCACGGAGTTGTGTGCCACGAACCCGTTGCCGATGAAGTTTTCATTCCCCTTCACCGATATGTCGTACATCTCCGTGGCAACCCTTTCCACCTTCGAGACGATGCGCGCGTTGTGGATTGCGCCGTCATAGGACACCACGGCCATGTCCCCGACCCGGATCTCCTCCCCCGGCATGACCCTCTGCTCGCTCCCGCGCTGCACGTAGAGGCTATGATCCTCTGTGACGTGAATCTCGAATCCGTTTTCCGTGGTGACATAGTAGCACTTCTGGTTTTTTCGGACGTGGTGCTTCATTACGTCGAGCACTTCTTTCGGCTCGATGATCTGATTCTCAACGTCCAGGCTCAGGACCTTTTTCCCAATCCAGGTGTCCCGCTTGCGGAACATTTCCCGTATCGTGATCCATTCCCCGTTGTGTTTGGCGATCCTGGTATCACCGGCCACCGATTGCCCGGAGTTGGTAGAGGAGAAAGATTCGCTCACGCCATCCATGGACAAGGAGGCCGATGCGAGCCCGCCAAGCTGCGCGTCGGACACCATCTTGAGAATGTCCATGGTCGCCATCTTGCCGATGATCTCCCGTAGGTCGTCGTCCAGCCTTGCGGCGTCCGCGAGCCCCACCGTATAGTCGATGCGGTAGCCGTGCGGATAGCTGGGAAGCTGGAAACCTCCGATCACGGCAAAGATGTACGGGTTGGTCATGGACGTGGGCTGCCCCGCGCGCGGGTAGTAGTGAATCACGCCCTTCTGCTTGTCGAGACGAATCCAAGTAGAGAGGTCGATGATCTTGCTCTCCACCTGGGAATAAAGCTCGAAACGCTCTACGGAGATCACCGGGCGGCGGCGCAGCGTTACCCACCCGAACTTGCCGAACTTGTCACGGCGGTACGGGTACGGAGCCTCCTCGATCTCATAGTCCGTTCCGAACACCTTGCCCGTGACTTCCGGGTGACAAGCGATTCGGCGCTGGAGGATTTGATAGCCCGTGCGCCTCTCGAACTCCAGCGTGGAGTGGTGGACGTGATCCGTGATCTGTTCATCGGTCCAGTAGGTCCCATCCCTGGCGCGGAGGTCGATGCCGAAGCAGAAGCTGTAGCGGATATCGTCCGCCGTGAATATCTCCCCGAACTGCCCCGTTGGCGGCTTGTAGTTGCCGAACGTGAACCCGATCTTGCCCGACGTTCCACCAGGGATCGGGTCGGACGATTCGCTCTCGACCGGGCCCGAAGGGTTGAAGTATGCGATCTTGTACCAGGAGCTTGAGACGCCCGTGGAGTCGGTATAGTTGTAGATTTCCTGATTGGCGGTCATTACCGGCCGCGTCCCAGGCCCCGTGATCTCCGCGTAGACGCCATCGACATCGGGTGCCCTATAGACTTTCAACTGCGAGAAGGTCGCCAGGATGGCAGCTATGTCGTCTACCTTTATCACGAGCGTGTTCATTTCACCCTCTCAATCCTCGGCCTCGACGTTGAGGAGCCCGCTTTCGGCCTTCGCGTTGTACGCGAGGCGAGGTCGGTATCCGCCGAATCCGAGTACCCGTGCGGTCTAAGCCTGTCTGGACGTGATGCTACACTGGAAATGCCACTCGTCTCAAGGAAGCCGCGCGGCCTGTAGTTGGTGACGATGTTGATGACGATGGAGACATGCGGCCAGCCGACAACCGCTTGGCTGCCAATCCCTACCGCCCGAATGTTCACGGAGACGCCCGGGCGCCCCAGGGCCTGGACCGATCCAATCCCTACCGGAGACAGCGTGACGCTGACACCAGGAGAGCCGAACGACGCCGCCGAGGCAATCCCGCCCGCACCAGAAATCTGCACGTAGGGGCGGACCGTAGGCTGCCCGAAAGCGGCTGCCGACGCCACCCCGCTCGGGTTGATATTGGCCTGGACCCGCTGGAGATCGCCGAACGTCTCTGCCGTGCCGATGCTGGACGGGGAGACCCGGGCCAAGATGCTTGCCGTGCCGAACGCCAGGGCCGAGCCAACGCCGACCGGTGACAGATTCACGGTGAGTCCAGGAGCGCCGAACACGGAAGCTGATGGTATGCCCGCCGTTACCGTAAGGTTGACGCTGATAGAAGGTCGCCCGAAGGTTTCCGCGCTGGCGATCCCTGCCGGATCCATCTCTACGCTTACACCCTGGAGGTCCGTCTTTCCACTTTCGTTACCGGGAACGCCTACCGCCTCTGCCGATGCGATTCCCGCCGGTCCTATCACGGCACGGACAACGGGCTCGGGTCCGAATGCTTCCTCCGATGCAATCCCGCCCGCAGCCGCGATAGCGTGGAGGATGCCCCCTACAGTCGGAGCGCCGAAAGACTCAGAGGAGGCAAGTCCCACCGCGCTTATGTCTACGGTGAGCGCGGGTACGCCTATGGCTTCCGCCGACGCTATTCCAACGGGAGCAAGATTGATGACACCGGATATTACGATGGTCGGAACCCCAAAGGCTTCCGCCGATGCAATCCCTGTCGGACCTATGCTCGCCGAGAGCGACGGGCTTCCGAACGCTTCCGCGCTGGCTATACCGGTGGGAGCGAGCGTTGTTTGGAGGGAGGGAATACCAAAGGCTCCCGCCGACGCGATACCGGCAGGAGACAGCGTTGCCTGGATCGCCGGGGTCCCAATGGCTCCCGCCGAAGCAACACCGGTTGGCGCGAGCGTCGCCTGGGCCGCCGGGGTTCCAAACGCTTCCGCCGAAGCGATCCCTCCAGCGCCAGTAATGGATGCGGGGACAAGGACAGTGGGGACCCCGAAGGCTTCCCCGGATGCTATTCCCTTTCCGCCGGTAGGAGGGAGTAACGGGTACTTGCTGCTATCAAGAAGAACGGCAAGCTCATCATAGTACGTGGTGTAGGCGGTTGTCGCCATCTGCCCATACATGAAGTAGCTGGTGCCAGCCTGTCCGAATGTTGTGAACGACCTTGATTTCAGAAGAGAGAGGTTTTCATCATATACGCTGAAAGCCGGGTCTACTCCTGCCGCGAACTCGACGGTGATCCAGTACCAATGGTTCGCGGTAATAGAGACATCATCGGACGTACCTCCGGTGATGAGTCCGCGTATCTTATATGCCGAGGTACCAGAATCGTATGTAGTGGCAATCTGAATGTATTTGGTCCCCGTGTCGTCGTACACGACAAGGATGTTATTACCGGCCGTGAGGGTCTGTGTCGGAGCCCAAAACCAGAAGCCCAAGGTGACGGGAGCGTTCCCCGTATTCTTCTGTACCAGGACTCTATCTTGCGTTGACCCTACCATCTTCCCCGATGCAGCCCCGGCCTTCGCCCTGTCGGTTGATGGTATGACCGGGCTCCCCAGCGGCGTGACCGTCCATCCGCTCATGGTGGCGAGAGTCGAGTCCTCGAAATCTTCGTAAAGGTCCAGCGACGGTGTAGTGAGGTCGATGGTGACAGATACGCCCGGGGCTCCGAGCGCCCCCGCGCTGGCTATCCCGGTAGGAGACAGAATCGCCTGGGCTGCCGGAACGCCGAGCGCCTCGGCCGACGCTATACCAGTGGGAGACAGTGTTGCCTGTGCGGAAGGAACGCCGAGCGCCCCAGCGGATGCTACGCCAGTCGGAGAGAGTGTTGCTTGGACTGCCGGGACGCCGAACGCCTCGGCGGATGGAATAGCTGACGGGGAAATCTGTTGGATGGGAATGACAGTCGGGACTCCGAACGCCTCGGCGGACGTGATCCCTTGCGATATGTACGGACCTATGGCAACCGAATCGACCTTGATATCGTCGAAGTCAACATGGTCCATAAACCCCACGGAAGCAGTAGGTATGTGCCCTACGTCTATCTCAGTTACTTGGAGATCGGGAGTGCTTGCCTGTGAGGAGACGAGCGTCCCATCTATCCAGAACTGTGACGTTCCGTTGCGGACATAGTTGATCTCTACGAGATACCATTTCCCTGGTATTAGGTCGGCAAGACCACCGCCAGCGAAGCCTACGCCGTTGGTCAGAGCCCATTTGTTGTTTGACTGGACGCCTACATAAAAGAGCGCCCCACCATTAACCAATGAAACGAATTTCTCGTTTCCCGACGACGTGGTGGGAAACCTTATGTAGAATCTAAAAAAGAGATTGTTTGCTGCCGTGAAATACTTAGCGCCATAGGGATATGAAACGCTCGTCACGAATTGGTATCGGTAGCCGAAACCCTTATGGGCCGCTGCTGCCGCATCGAGCGCGAAGGTGCTTGGTCCGCCACCGCCAAGGGCGCTAAACTCCCAGGGCGAGCTTCCAGCGTTCTCTCCATCCATGAGAGCGATTCCCGGTGATTCGCCGTTGTCGGGCGCTATCACCACGCTTATGCTCGGTACTCCGAAGCTCTCCCGGGACGGGATGGCTCCGGCGTTGTGTATCCCCAGGTCGGTTGACTGGAACTGGAGAAGGGCCGCGATCCAGTTGCGTCCGTTGGTCAGTGTTTCGTTGGCGTGTTTCGCGCTCCCTGGAGGCGCAGCAAAATGCTTGAAGAAGCCATCGAGTCCGAGAGGACCGGCGAATGTTCCATCCGGAGAGAGCGCCGCAATCTGGCGAGTGCCGGAGGTAGTGCCGCCCGATGGATCATACTTGATACCGGCAACGTCTACCCCGGGATTGCTCTGCGCGGTGTCCGTCGTCTGTGCATCGTTGCCAAGCCCGACGTTCTCGGCATGTTCATAGAGACCGCCGCGCATAGCCGGTATGTTCGACCGGAACTGACGGACCACTACCTCACGGTTTGTGGCAAGCGCGCCGCTGAGATGGAAGGTGAACGTGACGGTGCTGGCCGGTCCGGGACGCTCCAGGATGAACACGCCGAGCGAAAGCGTACCTTGTGTGTATCGCGCCTGGAGATTGAACGTGAGTCCTCCGCCGGAGAGCGTCGGCGTATAGCCCGTCTGCCCTTCCCATGCACAGAAGGCCACCAGGAGGTCGTCGCTGAGAATATCCAGGGTCGCAGAGCTTGTAGTGAGGTCCTGGCCCGCTGCGGCATTGATGCCGTAGGACGCTCCAATCTCGACGAACGGATTGAGGTTGGGTGTTCCGATTACCTCGGCAGAGGCTATCGCTACGGGACCGACTACCGCCGATACACCGGGGGCGCCGAACGCCTCACCCGATGCAATGCCCGAAGGTTGGATTACATAGGGTGTGGCGAGTAGAAGGCTCATCTCATTAGAATGCTGTCACGTCCGCCCATGCACAGTCTACCACTACCACGACACCGTTTGCGGTTGCCGACCCGGCGACGACGTTCTCGAACTCCCATCCTTCATTCTGGATGCAGACCAACGGATGCGTTCCGTTCATGTCGTCCACAAGCTCCTGTACGGAGGGAAGCGTTCCTGCGGCCATCGTGACGGCGGAGAAGAGAACCGTTCCGAGCGCGTTTCCGTCCTTTGTCAGAGTCCCGCCTGTCATTCCTGCCGCCGCACCAGCGACCGTGTTGTGCCTGACAACCGCGCTCGTCCCGGGGTAGGCAACCATGCCTGTCGTGCGCTTCACCGATCCTGTTGGCGTTACCGTGTTCGTCGTGTCGATGGCCGTGAATGACGTGCAGCGGAACAGCGAGATGTCGCCAAGGTACTGCGTCGTCACCGTACCGTTCGGCATGGCCTGGACGCGCGCGCGCGTGAGAATGATGAGGTTTGTGGCATGGGAATTGCGGACCTCGAAAAGCCGCGAGTTTGCGGCCTGGGAGATCGCCATGGTGAGCTTGATCGAAGTCCGGTAGTGACCCAGGGACCCGTACTCCAGAGGCTTGACATGGACATGCAGAGCGCGGAACGTCGTCCCGCCTACTTCCGCCACAACTCCCGAGTTGCCCTGTACCTGGATTGCCATGCTATACCCCCGCGAGCACGGCTCGCCTCAAGAATCGGATCATCGCCCGGCAGTCAGTGATGTTCATGTTCATCGAGACGTGCGACAGGCCATGCGCTACGGTCTCATTCGCCGCCTTCTCCAGAAGGGCTGCCAGTTCCGCCGCGTCGAAGCGTTCAATCTGCCGGGCTCCGAGCCTCGGGGCGAAAGCGGGATTCTCCAGTGCGTTACGAAGCTCAGTCTGCGTCAGTTCCATCAGTAAGTCACCCTGAACACCACAAAACTGCACGACCCCGAGAAGTCGATCCATACCGTGCTGTCTGTCTGCGTGTAGATGTCGGGCCTGTTCTCGACCCAGACGAACGACTGCCCTGCCCCGACTGAAAGAACACGGTCAACGATGGTGAGGTCTATGTCGGCCTTCGCGGGAACCCGCACCGTGCAGATGATCGGCGCGGATGGCGAGTAAACCTCAAGAAGGATTATGTCACCGGCCTGTACCGAGAAGCTATTTCCGTTCACCAGGTCGGGGTTGCTCCACGTCAGTAGCGCCCCAGCCCGGGGAAGGTTGA